GCATTTCAGCGCCTACCATTCTTAGGAATCCAGATAATGTTCTGTTTCCATATCTTTCGACTTCTTGTTCATAAATTTCTGGAAGAAATTGTTGTGCGAAATCTGCGAAGTTACCAGGTACCGCTCCACCAACTGGAGTACTGTTGGTCCATTGAAGGTAATTAGTAGCTAACGCTTGTTGAGTTTGAGATGGGACTATCGACCCAAATTGTGGTTGTAAAGCCATAATAATAATTGTTTGTTTTAGTTAAATTTGTGTTTTTTTATCTTAAGTTTTGAAGAATCTTGGCCTGTAATTGCTCTAACTTTTATACCTCCTATGAACACATCACCTGAAACTGTTTTACGAGGTTCATCTGATAAGTTTTTAGAAGACTTCATTACATCTTTAACAGCGTCGGCTTTGCCTTGCTCATAAAAATGTTGTGCTAAAGTATCTGAATTGTTGGCGGCATATAAAGCTTTGTGATAACCTTTTTCGTCTGAAATTTCTCCTTTTTCATTTAAGAACGTCTTAATAAAATTGGAAATGTCTGATTGTTTTTCACCTACTTCTGAAGGATTTTTTATAGAATATCTAAATTGTTTTTCACCTACGTTAAAATCAAAACCTTTGAAATTAGGGTTAAACATTTTTTTAGTTCTATTGACAAACTCTTCATGGTTGGCCTCATTTGCATCTTGCTCTTCGGTGTAGCGATTGAAAAAGTCAGTTGCTTTTTTTTGTTCCTGTGTTACACCCGGTCTCAACTTGATTTCGTCGTAATATTTTTCTTTCAGGTCTTCTAAAAAGTACTTTGCTTTTGCAACTTCTTCTTTAAACGCAATTTTTTTCTTGCGTATATCTCTTGGTTCATCTAACTCTTCATCGTAGTCGTAATCTTCTAGCATAAGATCTACATCTTCAGAGTCTAAATGTGGTTTACTTTTCTTGTAATATTCTTTAATTAAAGATTTGCTATCTACGTCTTTATAGTCAGCATTTAGTCTAACATAATCCTCTACATTTCCTCCAGTTTCCTCCATAAATGAAACTAGTTTTTCTATGTTTTCCGGTAATGGTTTACTATCTTTTTGTTCTTTTTTAGGTTCAAAAACTTCTTTCTTAGTTTGTTCAGCTTGTTTTTCTTCTTCTTCAATATTTATTTCTTGTAAAGGAGAATCAGTTTTATCTTCTATTTTTTCTTCGGTGGTCCGTACGTTTTCAACCACTTCTTTGCTGTCGCCACTGTCTTTTTGCTTTTCGACAATAACATTGCTACCATCTGTCTTTTGTGTTTGAACGGCATTTGTTTCTGGATTTATAAGTTCCTTTGGAATTACAACTTTTGTAACGTTTGAAGGAATCTCCACCAAAGGTTCTTTAAAGTTTACTTTTACAGGTTCATTTTTTGAATCTGCTAATTGTTTTGGTTTTTTAGATTTAATCTTAAAAGACCCTTCTTGTTTTGTTTCTGTTGACATGATATAATAATATAAAATTAATAAAATTTACTAAGCTATGCGTTACCAAATCCCGACAAATCCATCACTTCTGGTGATTCAAAATTAGTAGGCATAGAGTCATTTTGTCTTTGACTAATCATTTCTGATTGCTGCGTAGCTTGTATTTTTGTTCTTAGATCTTTACGATCTTCTATTTGACGCTCTTTTTGTTGTGTAGCGCCTATTTTAGCTTGTTCTAATTGCATACTGTACTGAAACTCTTCAGCCATTAATTGTTTTTTAATTTGAGCTTCTGTTTGCATTCTTTGTATTTCAAACTGTGATTTAGCTTGTTCAATGTTTACTTGTGATTCAGTTAAAGCTTGTTGCTTTTGAACTTCTGCCATTGCTGCTTTTTCTGCTGTTTGCGCATTTGCTTGTGCTTGAGCTTGTATATTTTCTAATTGAATAGCTCTATCTTTTTCAGCTTTTAATTTTTGTTTAAATTTTAAAGATTGGTTAGCTAGCTTTAAGTTTTGAATTTCTCTAATTTCAATAGCATCTTCTAAACCTATGGCTTGCGTTTTTAAAGCTATTTGAATATTCTGTTCTAAAACAGCTTTTTCTTCTTCTTCAGGTTCTAGTTCTAAAAATATACCAAACTCGTGAAGTGTTAATTTATCTAACTCTTCTAACGTAGAAACATTAAAAGAATTTATTGAATTCATTAAAGCATTTTTAGTAAGAGGAAAATTTAACATATCTGCAACGCGTAAGCTTATGTTTTCACAAGTACGAACTGTTAAATACATTAAAGACTGAAGGATATGTTTAGTTGCTGTGTTTGAAGCATTAGCAGCCATTTTTTGTAAACCTACTAAAGCATCTCTTTCTGGCATAGAACCATCTCTAGCTTCATTAAGACCAGTTACATCTCTTATCATTTGTAAATAGTATTGATAAGTTTGAATAAGAGTTTGTATTTTAGCATTACCAGAAGAACTTTGTAATTCTTGAATAGGTATTTTACCCATGTTAGGATCACCATCTTGTGTTAAACTTCTACCAACTATGCTACCAGTTTGGAAATACATGTTTAAAGCTTCTTGCGGGTTGTAATTAGTTCCATTACCTAAATCAACTTCCGCCAAACCATCTACATCTACATATACACCGTCTGGAACCATACGGGCTAAAACTTGTTGAATTTTTAAATGTGTTAACTGTATCATGTCAGCAAAACCGATACATTTGCTAACTAAAGAATCTATTCTACCTTTATACATTCTAGGTGCGCATATAGAATAATTCATTTCCACTTTAGTTTGATCACTATAAGGTCTTGTCATGTTTTCAGCTAACTTCCATTCAAGCATTTTATCATGACCTAATATTTTAGCGCCACTATATAAAACTTCAATACTTCTGGCTACTCTTTCAAAATTATCGTTTGGCGGAGGATCAAAAGTATCTGGCTTTTCTAAAGCTTTCATTAAGCCTTGATCTGTTTGTTTTATTTTAAAAACTTGATTATTATAAGTCTTGTATTCAAAATATAAAACTTGTATCGTATTGTATTGATCTTCTTGTCCCCAAAAATTTCTTGTGTAATTAGAATTGCCAGGATATTTTTCAATTTCTTTTAAATCTTCATCAGTTAAATATGGAAACTGTTTTTTAAGCTCTTCTAAACTAATGCTTTTAACTTCACCTACGTAGTATATGTCTTCAAAATTAGGATCATCAGTATAAGAATAAACTAAATTGGCTGGATCTACATAGTCAACCGTTACTCCATTAGCTAAATTAAAGTTTGTTTTAGTAGCTGATATTCCAATAACAGTAAGATCATAGGCCAACTGCTTTTTTATTTCATCATACTTATTATAATTCAACACATTATTAATTACTTCTTCTTCAGCAATCTCAATAGATTGTTTATAACTAAGTTGTAAAAATAAATCTAATTCTTCTTTATTTTTAGGTAAACTTTCTGGTTCTGCTGAAGCAAAAAAGTTTTTACCCGTAGCTTGATTGAGTTGTTCAATCATTTGTTGGTTCTCTATATCTCTAAGAGCGTTAAAAGCAAAATCTGTTCTTTGTTTTAAAGCAAACGGATCTGATGCAAATGAGTTTATTTTATAACCTCTTTCTGTCATACCATTAACTACAATATCAACAAACTTAGATAATACAGCCACTGGCTTCCAGTCTAAATTTAAATAAGACAAATCACCATTAATGGCTAATTCATTTTTATATTTTTCTACAGATTGTTCTCCTCTAGCGTAAAGCTTAAGATCATGAAAGCCTCTCCAGTTACTACTGAATCTACTATCATAACTTACTCCTTTGTCACCTCTAAACCATTCATTTTCTATAGCTCTTCCTACGACTTTCCCGTATTCTAAGGTACTTTTCTCTGCATCAGGTACTACCTGACTTGGGAAAGAACTATTTACGTTAGTATAAACCATTTATTTTGTTATTTGTGATACGTTTCCTTTGTTATTATATTTTTTAAATCCAAGTGGAAAAACTTCTTTCTTAATTTTAAAAACAGGCACATATCTATTTTTATTACACGCCATCAGTGCTAGTCCTGAACTGATAGAAGCATCATGAGATGTTCTATTGTTTATATTAAAACTTGCCCAGTCTTCTAGTGTTCTTTGAAAATATATGTCACCATACGATGTTTCTTTTGCACCTACAAAATCTTCTATATAAGATTCTATGGCAGAAGCGTGAGACTGCTTTATGTCTTCACTTGAATTAGGTATACCACCTATTTCTTTTTCAGTAATAGATAATTTGGTATAAACTTTATCTGGTCTATTCATTGCAAAACCTCTATAACCTCTTCTTTTAAAATGATACAATAATCTAGGTTTATTGTTTTCAGCAAGTATTGGCATGCCATAAAACACACAAGCCATAAGTACGTCTTCAAAAAAGATTTCAGCTGTTTGTGGTCTAGCTATATATTCTAAAAAAAAATGATTAATCGGTGCATCATCCATTGAGAACTTGGTTAGACCGTGTAAAGATCCATTAGATCCTTTTCTGTCTACTGTACCCGAAATATCATAAGGATCACATCCAAAAGCACCCATGTGTTCGTTGCCTGGGTATTTTACACCATTTTTAATTATAATTCTATTTTGTGAAACAATCTGAGGAACCCATGTGATTAAGAATCTGCCACTATTATTAGGGTAAAATTCTACAGTTGTATCTTTAATACCGTTTCTCCACCCAAAACTTCCTTTAGTGATTAATTTTGAATTATCAAAATCTTCATTGTAATCTATTTGATCATAAATCTTAGTTAGATTAAATAAAGATTGTTTTGTTTCATCTCTAAATGCGTGTTGTTCTGTACGTGGAAATTGACGATAATATTCATTTAAACTATCTTGATCATCTTTTAAACCTTCTACTTCATTTTCCCAGTGACTTATAACACCTATATCTATATCTAACCCGTCAACACTTTTAACTGGTTTTTTGGGTGTTTCAAATACAGGTATTCCGTAAGAATCGATAAATCCTTCGTAGTTCCATTCCATAGGTATAAACAAACTATATAATCCCGAGCTAGTCTGTCCATTACGATTTCGTTTTGTAACGTTTGAGCCATCATATAATTTTTTAAAATTTGCACCCCCTTTATCTAAAGCATTTGAGGTAGATCCCATCATACATTTACCTACAATTCTAGAGCCTAATCGTAAAGTTGTTTTTGTGACTCTCCAGTTGTTTAATATATTATCTGGTCTTTCCCATTTTCCAGATTCATCATGAGCTAAAATTTTCAATTTTTCACCATCATAACTGTTGTCACCTGTGTTTTTCCAGTCAATAGTTGTATCAAGCCCTTCTAATTCTTCTATAGATTGACCTAGATCAAGCTTTTTTCTTGTTAGTTTTGAAGCAGGTACTCTATATGCAAGTTCTGTTTTGGGACGGTCCATACCGTCTTGTATTGGTTTGAAAAAGAAGGGATAGTTAACGGAGATAGGTACAACCTTATCGGTAAACATTTTTTTAGCATCAGCCCCTGATTTTGATAAAATACCATATCTGGCGTCACTAGATATTGTTGCCTGGTTAACAAGTTCGCCTGATGCCATAAAGGAGAAACCAGACCGTCTGTTCTTGAGGTAGCATATACCATAGCATCTTGTGTCTGCCTTGCAAGCTTCCCAGAATATAAAAAATAATCTGTTTGATTCCCTAAAATCTGGTGCCCCAACATCAATCTTGGACCATTGCAAGTACATGTAATGAGAACCAGTAGTGTAAGTAGGCTTGTCTTTATTATAAAACCAACAACCTTCATCTCTCTTTTTAAATTCTCCATCTATATAATCATACCACTTATCCTTAAAATGTTGTGGATAGTTATTCCATTCAAAAACACTTTTTATTTTACTTAACTCTTTTGGAAGTTCTTGACGATCCCATTGTTTAAAAGTTTTATCTATTTTTTCTTCTAATAAAGGTAAAGCTATTTTTAAGTTTTGAACTTCAATTACTTCACCTATTTTACCTGTCTTACTAATAACAATAATATCATGTTCTTTATTGTAACCGTAAGTCCATTGTTTTTTTTGATTTTTTCTTTTAAGTATGTGAGGTTTTATTTCATCAGTTAAAACCTTTGATAAAGTTTGACTATACATTACTTAGATCTTCCTTCGGCAAATCCTTGGAAAGCTTTTTCTTTACTATTTAATGGTTTGTCTTCTATTATATTTTTTTCTTCTTCAATACGACTAAGTATTTCAAAAGCATCAAATATAGCTAATTTTTTTGTTGCTGCTGCGTTTTTTAAACGATCTGCAGATATATCATCATCTGAATCTACAATAGGTTCTTTAGCTACCTTAATTAATTCTTCAACTGCTTTTTGCCCAGCTAGGATTATATTCAGTTTGGTTTTTTTGCTGTTCATACTTTATAACAATATCATTTGATTTCATACAATATAATCTATCGTTATTAACGATAAATTCAAATTCACTATTTGGTGTAAACCCCACCATGTCTCCCTCGGTTATTTCTAATGCTTCTAATGAACTATTACCATATTTTAATATACCAATAAGTTTTTGTTCTTCTTCAAGCTCTAGCTCATTGTTATTTTTTAAAGGCATTACAAAGCAACGGTTGTTGAAAGACTTCCATTTGCTATTTTTTTTATATAAATAGATTTGATCTACTTGACAAAAATATAAATTATCTTTAAAAAATTTACTACTATTTTTTTCTTTTCCTTTTAAATCGTAATATCTTCTAAAAATATTGTGATGAACAATTATTTCATCACCTACCTGTATAGGTGTTTTAAAAGCTAAAGGTACAGAAACAACTTTTGCTTTATTGTTTACAAATTTAAATTTTTCTATACTAGTATTTAACACAAGCTCTTTGTCATCAACTTTTACTGAGTTATCATAAACTTTCCCTATTGGTTCTATAAGAAAATCGTAAACACTATTCATTAATACTCTAAATCATATTCAACGGATACAGCCATGTTAGAATTAAATTTTTTCCATGGCAGCACCTCGTTGTTTTTTTTAATGTAAATATTATAAGATTTATCTATTGGATCTAATAGGATATATGCTATTTCATGACCTCCATAAACTGGTTGACCTACGGCATAATGCATAGCATCATTCTTATAATCAGATCCAATACTGATTTTTCTTATAACTGAGTCCATTTTTAAGACTTGGCTTCTTCTTTTTGTTCTACAATAGTGTACTCACCAGTGTTAAGATCAATATTTATAGCACCATACTCTTTTTCAAGTTTCTTTTTAACTTCTTCAGCTTTTTCATTTTCTTTGCCAAATTCTACTTTAGCTGAGCTTTTTTGTATTTCAAGAAAACCAATTTGGTTTAATATTTGGTTTACTTTTCCTTGTGTTTCTCTAACTTTTTTTAACTGTTCTTCAGTTATTTTTGCATTTTGTTCTGCCATTTTAATTTAATTTGATTGTTAATTTATTATTTGTTTGTTCCTACTTATATAGTCACTTGTATATTAATTATTTACCTATTACTAAATTGCTTGCAACTGTTTCAGCTCCAGTAACTGGGGCAATCAAAAGATAGTCTACTACTACAGGTAATATTGATCCTTGTGGTACGTTTTTAAAGTCTATTGCTTCAGCTACACCTGGTAAAGAGTCTGATACTCTAGTCACTGAAAAAGTAGCGTTTAATCCACTACCGTCTTGAGCAGCTGTAATAATATCACCAACTACGTAACCTGTTCCGCCAGCATTAATAGCCGCCACAGTCACTGCTCCATTTGGTGCTGTTGCTAGTGTTATCGAGGCGTTATCACCGCTACCACCTTGCACTATTGTTAACACATCTCCAGCGGAATATCCAACTCCACCATCTGTTATAGTAAATCCTGTAATTCCACCAGCTCCGTTTACGGTGTCAATGGTTCCGGATAATCCTCCACCTTGTGCAACTGTAAAACCAGCTACACTATATCCAGTTCCTACAACTATCGCATTTGTTGTTGGGACAGGAACAGTTAAGGTTAGTGTTAGGCCTGAACCGTTTGATGCGGGTACTGTACTAACTACAGTTGTAGCTGATGCTCCTGCGATATAACCACTTCCACCACTTGTTAAGCTTAAAGCTGCAACAACTCCTTCTGGACCCATTACACCTGGCAGTATAGCTCTAACATTTCCAGTTGTACCTACGTAAACAACTGAACCAGTTAGATTAGTACCTAGCGTGCCGGTTTGATTTTCAAACAACCAAGCTGAGGGTGCACTAATAGTATTTGTTGGTGCATATGCTTGTGCTCTACCTATATACCCATCATTTGTTGGAAAATTTCCCATATCTAATTATTTATTTGTTTGTTTTTTTTATTTTTTCAATGCTTCGTCCACCAAAATAAGCTCCAATAACAGTGATTAAAACAAGCTGAAGAAGATCCACCCATTTTTCTTCTACTTGAAATTGTATTGATCCTGAATCTATAAAAACCATAAGCACAGTGCTTAAAATTAAAAAGACCATTACCATTGGTCTAACTGATCGCGTAAGCCAATTACCGTGTTCTAAATCTGCTTTCCATCTTTCAGTTACGTTTTTCTGCATAGCAGCTTCTGCAGCTATAAAAACTTCTATCATATCTTTTTCAAACAAAGCTTTTTCTTCTTTAGTTTGAATAAACTTATCTGCAACACTGGCTATTTTTTCAATTATACTTTTTCCAGCACTGCCAAATATTTTTGCTAATAATTTACTCATATTTTCCGTGTTTAAATCTTCTTAAATCTTTATTGCTAAAGTTCCATGGTATCTCGCTAACTGAATTAAACCAAACGTTGTTTGTGTTAGGGTTTAATAAAATGTGTTGCTCTTGAGCTGGCATAAAGCTTTGCGCTAGCATAAACTTTTTACTACCTTTATCATTTTCAATCATATCTATAACAGACATTGCATGCCCTGGAAAACCACCAATTAAAAACATATCACCTACTTGCATTTGCCTTATATTTATTTCAACAGTATCATATTGTTTTAAAGACCAAGTTCCGGCATAGCCCCAAACCATAGTTATATATTTTTTAAATGTTTTTTCATTAAAAACCTTAAACTGTTTAGTGTATGAATAAACTTTAGCATTATGAGAAAAAGTATAAGATATTTTTTTATATTGTTTAGTATCAAAAAAATACCTTGCATCGTTATACATTACAGCATCAGCACAATGGTGGAGATCTTTTTTACCTATGTCATATACAAATTTAGCTTTATAATAAACATTTAAACCCTTTATTGATTCACCATCATAATATTTAACTTTATCTTTTGTATTTATTTTTCTAGATATAATCCAGTTGTGGTAATTGCTTTGTATTGTTCTTTTATAGTCTTCAGGTGTTTTAAAATATGATTCAATTGTTTGAGTGTAAATATTTAAACTTAATAGTAATAATAATAGATTTTTCATATTATTATTATCACATATTTATTGTTTTTTTAACAATGAATTAATACCTTTCATATTGCCTTTTAATTTTGAAGTACCGGAAAGGTTAAGTCCTTTGGGTTTAAATGGAGACGCAACATTGTTGGCTATAAACGAAGCCGTATCTGTATTCTTTTTTAACTTCGGTTTGTTACCAACATATCTTAAATACGTTCCTTTATTTTGTCTGCTTGTTGTTTTTGATGTTACTCCACTACCCATCCAACCTGAATTTTGATAAAAATTTCTATTTGTAACTTTTTTTCCATCAATTAAAACCTTATCAACATCGTCTTTACTTCCAATTGTCATAGAGTGTGTAGTGTTGAAGTCTGTAGTACTATTTTTCTTAAATTCTGGGTAAAAACCTGATCTATATATATCGCCTCCTTTTAGGTCGTCAACCTCTTTTATTAAATCAATATAGGGTTTGTTATAATCTTTATTTTGTACTAAAGCATCTGAACCTTCTTCACGTGATGTGATAAATCCTCCATCTGGATGATAAGAATTTGGGTTCTCATGCACGTTATTAGCACCTTTTAATTGTACATGTTCATAACCCATTTTTGGATATAGTTCATCCATGTCTTGGTTAACAGGTAAAGTAGGGACAGGATCTCCCGCTTTTAAATTAATCATTTTACCATCAACTTTTCTTCTGTAACTAAAATCTTCAGGAACTGTTGCACCTGCTTCACGCTGTAGCGCACAGCTATAAGTATTACACGCCAGTCCAGTTAAACCATCGCCATCGCCATATAATTTAGGATCTGTAAGCTGTTTATTGTCATCTTGATTAAGAATACTATCTGTAAATTTCATGTTTTGTAAGTCTCCATCAAAAACTTTTTCACCAGTAGAGTTTCGCCAACTAGGAAATATCGCATCGTCTCTTTCCGCTCCATCTCTTCCAAGTGATTGTTCTTTAGCTATACGCGCTGAGTTAGATCTTACGTTGTCAACTCTTTTTGACTCTGATCTGTAAGCATCCATAGCATCCATTCGCTTTCGTTGAGATTCAAAAGCAAAATCTTGAGCCATTGAATCATATTGATTGTCAGTAAATCCTTGACCTTCCATTGTACTTGTAGTCTGACCAGCATTTACATTAGAAAGCAATTTTTTATTAGGATCTTTAGAACCTAAATTAGATATTAAGTTGTTTATTAGAGCCATTATTTTTTAGATTTATTGTAAGCTTCATTTTCCCAAGCTAATGCCGGTGAACCTTCACTCATTTTAGATCTTGGATATTTTTTACCTTTCCAATATACATTTTCATCATCATAATCTAAGTCACCTCTTTTCATTTGATTTATATGAATTTGCTCATGATTTATTACTTCTGCCTCTTGTTCAGGTGTTAAACCTTCTTTAACAACGATCGTCCCATTGTTATTAGCTTTTCCTACAACTCCTTCTTCTAACTTTACTCTATATATAGGGGTATTATCAGACTTATAAGGAGGATTACTTAGTTTAAATGTCATTTTTAAGTTTTGTAAGGAAACATTTTGTTTAATCTATCTTTTCTAGCAGAGCAGCCGCAAGGGATATTTAATCCACTCGCGACTTTATCTACTAAAGTTTTTACTCCAGTTGCTTGGGTTACTTTTTCTATACTATCACCTAAACCTCTGGACTTCATACTAACTTACTAGAACGTTTTTAAAATAAACGCTATTAGCTTGTGAATAAACTGCATTAGCAACAGAAGACTGTGGTAATGTTACCGTGGATTTAACTCCACCTGGATTAGCGCACATTGCTGCAATGATAGCTGATTTAAGTCTTACATTATAAGCTGCAGAACCAGCTGCATCGTTAGTTCCAATAAAAGGTGCGTTACCTTGTGGGTCTGAAGAAGCTGAATTAGAACCAACTGTTACCGTTACAACGTCTGAACCTGCAGGTAAACCAGCAAGGTTAAAAGTAATATCAGTTTGAGATGCTGCAGCTCCAGCGTTTGCTGTAGCAATTGTAAAAGTTGAGATTTGTGCAATTTGTACTAAATTGTCACCGTCTTTTTGTGGAGCAGCTGCGCCGCCTCCGATAAACCCGTTTACTACGGGGAAATTAATAAATTGTGCCATTTTTTGTTTTTGTTAATGTTTTGTTAATGTTATTTTTATTTTGATTTGTCCGGTTATCTCCGTTTTATTTATGTTTGATATTATTTTTTTTAGTAAACTCATCGTGCAGATGTAAAGCACTAGCCTTGTCATCTATAGGATTATAGTTTAATAAATTTTGAGAATGTCTACTCATCCAAGATCCTTTCATTGGCATAGCTGAACCATACTTTTTACCCATTTCTAGAGCTGAATCGTATTTCATTTTGTTAGGTGATTCGTGACCCATGTTACCACCTTTGTAGTTGTAGCTACCGTGAGCATCGTCAAATAAAGCTTTAGCGTGTCCAAAATGACCTTCTTTTTCTTGTTTTCTACCCATTTTAACGTCTTCCTCTTCCCAAGAGTTTGTTTCGTGCATAGGTAGTGCAGGTTTTTTAAAATTACCTTTTTTTGATTTTTTGTTTACTTTTGCGCTTGGCATGATAATAGTTTTTAAATTATTTAGTTATTTTTTTCCTTTATATAAATCACCCCCTGGCTTAAGTCTTCTAGCTAAAGCTTTTCTTGCGGGTGTGCATGTTTTTTTTGTCATCGGCGTACAGTAACCTTTATGATCTGGATTTATTCCCATAAAATTTATAGGTCCAGTCTTATAAAATGGAGAAGCCATTACTTATATACTTTAGCGGCTTGAGTGATAGGTTGAGCTATGTATTTTGTTGGGTATTTTAAAATCTCCATACCTGTAATTCCTGAGCTAGAACCTTTACCATGTGGTCTTCCGCCTTGATCTAAAGGCCCATCCCATATATGAGATTCACCTACTACACCAACTTTACTACCTGGTTTTAATTTTTCCAATGAAGGATCGTATTTGTTATCGTGCATAATTATTTTTTTAATGATGATATTTGTTTTTTAGTTTTATTGTATTTCGTTAATTTTCTACTCCAATCTTTCATACCAATTTCATTACTTGCAAGTTGCTTAGCGGTTTTTTTAAGTTTTTCTTCTTTTCTCTTTAGTCGACCAGATGGTTTTACACCACCACCACTACCTAGACTAGAACCAAATTGGGCCAACTTGTAGTTTGATGCACCTGTTGATGCGGGTTTTATACCACCACCAATACCTAGACTAGAACCAAATTGGGCAAACATAGCTTTTGATGCGCCTGTTGATGCAGCTTTTGTAAAAGCAACTTCTGTTGCAAAAGTGCTTAAACTAGAACCAGTGTCGTGGTGCATATATAATGGTGCTCCTGGCACTGACTGTTGTCTTTGCTCTTGAGATCCATATATTTGTTGTGCAGCATTAGTTGCACTAGGATTAAATACGGGTTGTGCATTTCCTTGAACATTACCTGGCATTGGTGGTTGATAGCTCATTGCCGTTTGATCAGGCACAAGATTTTGCATAGGTACCGTGCCTTGAGGACTTTGTGACCCCATCATAGGTATTCCTGATCCTATTCCACTTCCATCATCATCAGACGGTGGCGGAGGCGGAGACGGTGGTTGTTGTCCTGGTACGTTTATTTTATTATTTGGATTTCTTTTGTTATATCTATTAGCTTTATTGACAGCTCTTTTTCCTCTTCTACTAATTTTTCTATCAGCTTTAACTTGGTCTAAAGGATCTAAAGGTTTTGGCTCGCCGGTTAGGGGAGGAGTAGGAAAATCAAAACTGTTGTCTGCAACGCTAGTACCACCACTAGACATACCACCACCACCATCGGGAAATTGCCCTTGAGTTATAATTTGTTCTCCATAACGACCTGGATCATTAAAGGTTGGTAAACCAACAGATGTATTTTTCTTTGTTTCCATAATTTATCTATTTTTATCCGTGTTCACATTGTTTATAGAGGTTTTTAACACCTTATCCATGTAACTCGAACCTTTCATTATTTTGTTTCGTTTAGAACTTGTAGGTATATCTTCTTCGCCTAGTACTATTCTATATATTCTTTTAATAAGTTGTTTACCTCTAAAAGACACTTTGTATATATTGTATTTTTGATCTGATCTATTTCTTGGTCGCCAAACAACAATCCAATCTTCTTGGATTAAAGTATTCCACCTTCTGTTATTCCAACTATAAGAATATGTACCCATTTTAAAATCTTTAATAGTAAACATATCTATACAGTCTAAATATATTAAAAGCTCAAGATCAGCATCGTTTAAATCGTTGTTTTTACACGCCCATTTTCTTATTATACGATAATGCTTGAAAATATTATAATCTTTAATATCTGCAGCCTCTAAACGCTTCATAGGACTATAACAACATCCTGTAGCTTTATAACGTGGAATTTTTCTTTATCAATTTCAATCCCATGACCAGCATGCTTGTCATAAAATATTTGATCTCCTTTTTTTACACCTAATACATCATCACCTATTTCTAAAACAGTTGCTTTTCTATACCTTATATCTTCTCTGTGTAACTCAGCTAGTAGCAAACCACCTTTGGTTGTTGTACCACTTTCTTTGTCTTTTTGAATAATTAAATTTTTACCTATTGCTTTCATCGATCCTCATATTATTAATTACACAATCAGTTGACAAAATAGTAGTTGCTACAGAAGCAGCATTTTTTAAAGCGCTTTTAGTAACGAGCAAAGGATCAACAATGCCTGATTTAATCATATTCACCATATTTCCTGTAACCACATCTAACCCTTTGCCTTTTACTTCTGGAATTTTATATTTTTCAATAC